AACAATTGTGGGCACGCGGTAGGCCGCAATAGAATGAAATCTATCACGCACTCGCTTTACTGTTTCGGCAAGTGTTAGATTATCGGCCATAGCCGTTCTAAGCTCCCTACGCAAACGATACTTCGTTGTGCGGCTTATGCGGGTCACTTTGTTACACAGCTTGTCAGCACTTGCCCGAAGCCTATTCAAGTTTCTATCAGTTGGCTTGCCTCCTAACAAAACAACGCTTTTCCTATAAGTGTGATCCATAGCAGTTTGCACCGCGGGCCGCACTCGTCTAACAACCCTAGCCCGCACCCGCTGTTTGCTAAATGTTTTCTGTAGAGCGGCTTGAACCAGCTTGGCTATGTTATCAGGTAGGTCCACCACAAGGTCTGGTTTACGAGCTTTTGTTTGCGGCTTTTCAAGCTCTGACAAAAACTCATCTATCTCCTCGTTAAACAAGTCTAGCAGCCCTTTGGTAAGCTTGGGATATGACTCGCGCCGGGCCAGTTTTTGAACACGAATCAAATCAGTTAGAAGATTGCTGCCGTTGGCTGTTAGAAAACGCTCTTGCGTCCACCCGCCTACAGGTGCCTTACTAGACCGAAAACGCTCAAACACCTTAAGCGGTGAAAGCCTAAGATGTTTGACCTGTGGTTTGCTGGAAGTGACGAAAGGCATTACTGCTTGTTAGATGGTTTGGGGCGATCTTTCTCATCGTCCTGCTTGGTATCATCTTTCTCCTCGTCAGTTTTACCGAAAGAGTTATCTTCCTCGTCATCGTCAAGACCCATTTCCTTTTTCCAATCGTTAGGATCGTCAAACACCCCCGGTTGAGGCATAGAACCAGTGCCAGCCATGTCGATTGGAACCAGACCGGAGTTGATAAGATACTCATCCATCATTGGCTTGTCTTTGACTGGTTCAAGACCGCATATCTCGCGAAGCTCGTTGCGGGTCATAGCTCCACGATCTATCAAAGGACCGTATTCAGTGACGATGGCACCGATGTCTGTTAGACCGCCAAGCTCATAAGCAAGCCGCAGAGCCTTGTCATAGTTGCGGGCAAGTTGAGTGCCAGAATTGATCTTGGTAACAAGCATGTCAAGATATGGAATAACCGTCCATCTCTTGAACTGTATTTCTTCGGTTTTTGCCGTGGCGTAGTTAGCACTACCCTCCAGACCCGCGACAGACAACGGCACGCCGTGCAAGGCAAAGATCTGTTTAACTGATAGATTCATGCGCTCGATGCCTTGAATCTCCTGCGGAGTCATACCAAGCCGCGTATAGGTCCAGTCACCTGATAGGAAAGCAACCTTGCCAGCGTTTTGCTTGCCACCATACTCTTCATCCCACTTGGCCTTGAATGCTCGCCACTCGTCGGGATCTTCCACCGCATCTTTCTTTGTTAGAATGGCGCTAGGAGTTCCGCCTTTTGCTAGATAGCTTTCTTCTAACTGCCCGCGGTTGATGAAATCCTCAAACAGCGGCTCACTGGCCTCGATATCACCTATGCCGAAAATGATATTGTTAGGGTGCGGTCGCTTGAAATGAATAATCTCGTCTGGAGAGAATTGCAGAATCCGCCCATTGATACGATAATCATATCTGGCGATTTTGATTTTTCTATCAGGAATAACTTCGATATACTGCGGCAAAAGCCAATACAGCGCCGAGGGTTGCTTCTTGCCGTTAATCTCGTCCTTAAGCCAATAAGCATTGCCTGTTAGACCCATGTGGAAGACCCAAGGATACACCATGTCTTCCCAAGACTCATAAGGATTCGGCTCTTGCAGAAGCTCTAACAGTGGATGATCTTCGACTTCCAACTTCTTTTTCTTTTGCTCGATAAAGAAGTCAGTTGATAGAACTGCTTTGGCTATCAAATCGTAAGACCGGAAAGTTGCCCAAATTCGGCGCAATCCGGCATTCATGTAGGAGTCATAATCAGTCAGCTTTGTCAGCTTGAAATCTGATAGAAACTCAGTGAACATGCGGGCCTTGATTTGCATCTCACGCTCCGCATAGTTGTCTGTTAGAATCTTTTGGCGCTCGCCCTTGTCCCTAACAGGAGTCCTGCCAAGAGTCTTGACGAACGGGAAAGAAAGTTTGGCTAATAGGTTCGGCATAGCTGCTTGTTACTACACTGTTAGGGATCAAAGGTCCAGAGCGCGATTACTACGGGAGATTATTGGACGCCGCACACTTCTCTAACATAAAGAAGCTTTTCGCACGGAATGACAACAACCTCTTTGTTTCCGATATGCATGACTGTGCCAAGATGCTTCGGCACGCCAACTATATCACCTTCGGCAACTTGTGATACTTCAGCACCTACGCTGAGAACTTTGCCTTCAGTTGTTACTTCCCGGCTAAGCTCTGGGATATACACCCCGCCGGGTGAGTGCTCGTCTCGGGGTGTTAGTTCAACCACTACATTCTTTTTTACTGCTTGTATTTTCATTTTTGTCACATGTTTCAATTTTATGCCAACAATAGTTTACCCATGGTGAAGACTTCATAAGCAATTGTTATGGCGTCGATTTGGTCATCATGCTCGCCTTCCGGGAAGACTTCCATTTCAGAACGCAAATCCTTGTTCCATCTTGCTCTAACCATTTTTACTTGTCCAGCCTCAACTAAGTTAATCCATGCCTGAGCACGCATAAGCTTATCCATGACTTTGCCGCCACGACTAACAGGGTTGCGTCGTTCTACAGTAACCCTACCTAACAGCAATTGACGTATCTCCATATAAGCCGCTTCAAAGCCTGCAACAGCTTCCATACCAATACGACCAATGCCATCGTTTTGAAGATCTGCTAGAGCAACTGCTTGCATCTTGGCTTTCAGCTTCGGCCAGTTAAGCTTTTCCCTATACAGGTCCAAGATATAGAAAGTTGGCAAGGGCGGCGGAAGCCCTGCTTTCTTGCGCTCTGAGACTTCTTCGCTAGTTGGAAACAAGATACCGCACTTGGCACCAACAGACCAGTCACTTGTTTGCTTTTCTGTTAGAGCGGTATCCCAGCCGCGGGTTTTCATGATACCTTCAGGAACCTCTTCCGGTTCTATAATCTCTATAGCATCCACGTTAATCATGTTAGTGCTAGCGGAGCGCGGCCTACCCATATACTGACTCTCCCATTCATAAGACGGGATAGTAGCTCTAACAGCATTCAAGAAAGTCTCGTTTCTAACTTGTGGAAACAGCGCCTCGCCCTCCTTGCGGCCTAACGGGTCGTTCTCCTCATCTTCGCACACTGCCGGAAGATTCACCACCTGAAACAGCTCTGACTCAGCCCCCTGAGTTCTCAACTCTTCCCGGTAATCCACATCTATCAGTTTTCCAATCAGGTCATGAGGATGCCATCTTGTTTGAATCATGAACACGCTTGCGCCGGGAGATAGACGAGTCACGCAGTCACCGAAATACCACCTATGCACTTTCTCGCGCATGGTAACAGACTCAGCCTCATCACGGCCAGCGTGCGGGTCATCGACTATCAACCAGTCAACTTTCCTACCTGTTAGTTTTGATCTAACAGAGCGAGCAATTACCCCGCTTTGATTGGTAGCCCGCCAGTTATTAACTTGCGAATGCGCAGGCGTCAATTCCACTCCGGGGAATATCATCTTGTAAAGGTCATCCTCAACCCGGTCGCGGATGGCGCGACTGAAGTCAGTTGTTAGAGTGTGAGAATAACCAGTGATTGCTATCTGGGTATCTGGGAATCTACCTAACAGCCAACTAGGTGCTTCTAACGAAAGGATAGAACTCTTGCCATGCTGCGGTGGGCAGGAAATGGCTTGTCTCTTTTGCAAGTCGCCATCGACCACACCCTGCACGATTGCGATTAGAAACTTATGAAAGTCTGATAGAATGAACTTGCCGCGAGACCCATCCTGCGGGTGGAACAGCAGAACATAGGTTAAAAAGTCTGTTCGTGCCTTTTCTAACAGGAAATCTACAGACTGAACATACTCGACATCGTTCATAGCTTATCCTTTCTTGTTAGATAAGTTACTTCGAATGCTTCAGCTTTTCTAGGGCCTGCTTAACACGGTTGTCGTCACCTACCAATTCCTTAATGATAGACACCACCGCGTTAGGCGTAACCTCGTTTGAATATGTTTCAATTTTCCCCGAGACATCTACGTTAGCTGCTAGTTGAACCGGGCCGCCGTTGCTTCCTGTTAGAACTTGTTCAACTCGCTCGGTGTATCCACGATGCCGCATCTGAGTCGAAGTGTAATACTTCAGGATAGAAGGCACACCATCGTTAATGGCTTTCAGAATGCGGCTTTCAACGAAGTCATGCGTATCATCTTTGATCTTCAGCACCGCGGTTCGATACTCCGGGTCATCACGCATCCATAGTGTATGAATGTCGCGAGATATGCCCGTTGCCTTAGCCGCGGGCGCAACTATGCCATAGGACTTGCTAAGGGCTGCTAGAAACTTCTTTTTACGAAGCGCCGTATCGTAGTTTTCACCTTTCGGCCTGCCATAAGCACGGCGACCTTTAGGCTTGGTCGGTGGCACAATCACGTTGTCATGAGTTATATACTCATCCGGGTCTTTTACCGTTGGCCTGCCACCGATGCCCTTAAGCGACCCTTTAGACGAAATAACCCCCTTTTTAGGGGCTTTCTTAACTTTTCTTCTAACAATTTTTTTCATGGTATTTGGTAGTTAGTGGTGGAAACAGTCCGGTGCTAGAACTAGCTAACACCGGACCCACCATGACACAACTAGAAATTTTGATTATTGCGGTCTGGTTTGAAGAACCAGTTCAAGGGTAAAGGTAGTATCTTCTGGAAGTGTTGGGCTCGATAGACTAATCGCTTCGCCTGCGGCAGTATGAACTTCACTAAACACATACCCGTAGGAAGCATCAGCGTCGGTAATATGCTCTCCCGTATCTGGGTTGTTTGGGGATATAATCAATGGTGCTGATAGATTAACCCAGCCGGTAGAATTAGGAAGCGCCAAAATGGCAGCATACGAATACGAATCCTGAGTTACACGTAAGGCTCTAACAAACATGCCGCTAGCAGAGTTGATTACGTTTCCGTTCTCATCTAGCAGATCAACGGCTGATGGTTTTGCTGTAACGCCAACCCCATTAACAACAACGGTCCCGTCATACGGATATACGAAAACGTCTAACGAAGTTCCAGCAGACGCTAGAAAATCTACAGTAGTGTGGTATAGATAAGTGTTAGCCGGGGTCACAAGCTCCGTAGCGTCCACATGCCCTAGCGTCAAGTTTCCGCTAGAGTTCAGGCTGGTATATCGCCCGGTAGAACTTAGCCCTGTAGTTACAATGATGTTATCCATGATAGTAGTTGGTTTAAACTGTTAGTGTTAGAAAAAGTTAGATGGAAGTAACGTAAGTGAGGGAAACGAACACCGAAGCCCCGGACAGATCTTCACCTGAAATATCCAAGCCGTTAGTTATGCTTTCCGATCCAGTCAGAAGCACGTTTTTAAGCGTGCTGCTAAACGGCTTTAGCATTAAACCCGTTATGACGCTTCCGCAAGTGATAGAAGCGGAGTAGATATCGGTATCAAACCCCGGATTTCCGGCATAAGCTTCTATCAGCATAAACGATTCCGTTGGATCATACACGGGCAATGCTATGCCTTCCAAGTCTTTGCCATCGCAATCGAATAGCTTCGCGCCCAGCGTTGCCGCGCCAGCAGAAGTTACCACTTGCGTAGGCTCATTAAATCCGCTACCTTCAGCAAAAGCAAAAGACCAAAGAAACGTGCTATCTACGCCATAATAGATAGGATAACTTACGCCACCAATAACATGTGTGCGGCGAGGTTTTTGAGTAAGAATTATGTTAGCCCCGGTTCCACTAACCGCATAATAGTCGGACACGGTGGTATAAGCTAACAGCGCTTCACGAATAGCCGCAGCCACTACGGCAGCAGTATCGCCAGCATACACAGAAACTTCAATAGGGTCAGACACCCCACCCGTCCCTCCGATTATATCTGAGGTTATAGTAATTGTGATAGTTCTTGAATCTGCCGCAGGCCCACCCGTGACCGTTGCTGTATAGATAGCAGGCGATCCCGCAGCCCAAGAAGAACCGGAGGTAAACTTGTTGTCAGCGAAAGTTACACCCGAGTCATTAACTAGAAGAGCGCCGAACGACGCGGCGCTTCTGAATGAAGTGTTATTACCATCAGTTGTTAGAGCCAAGCTTGCATTGCTACCGAGAGTGGCCGAAGCTGAAGAAGCAGCTAGGCTGGAAGCCATGCTGGCAGTAAGACCTACGGAGAGGCGTGCGCTATTTACAATCATAGTTTTGTGTTGTTAGAGTTAGAGGAGTATTAGTTTACAGACCTGTAAAAGTCAAAGGTTGTTTGCTCTTCGGACGTTTTGAAAATTGTTTCAATTATTTGGTAGCTTCGAAGTGCATGGCATCGCGACCTATCAGCCACCCCAAGTTTTTCCAGCCGCGCTTTGCAAAAGCTTCCATAGCTTCTATAGGCATGCTCGATTTGTTAGGCCACACTGTCCACAATCCGTTAGATCCGGGGGCCAAGTCGATTGCCACTCCCCATGCATGCTTTGATAGACTCTTGGAGGTTCGCATTGGCCTGTTATCATAACACCCAGCATACTCCTTTAGTATCCACGCCGCGGGACCACCAGCCAAGTCTAACAGAATGTCATACAAGGAATCGGCAACCATGTGATGACACCTGATAGACTTGACTGGCGAGCAACCAAACCTAACACCAAACGAGATTGGAATTGGCATGCTAACAAGGTGAGATTCGCCAGCTTCGCCATAGAACTTTACCATGGAAGCCAGATCCGGACTTGGCCAAGGATTCGGCTTAGGCATCAAGCTTGTTAGATGTTTGCGGCAAGCCGCCGCACTCTTCGGACCCCAGAAACCGTCGGGCTTTGTGCCTATTCGTTTCTGAATATAGATGATATCGTTGTTAGTCATGGTATTTGTGGTTGGTTAGCTACTTGCATCTTCAGTCGGAAAAACTGCTTTACTCCCGCCATCGAAACTTCCACTTGGCTGACATCTTCCCAGCTTGTTAGATCTACCGATTTTTGAAGTGTTAGAATAACCTTCGTTGCTGGTGGCGGCGGTGTCGTATAAACCAGTATGTTAGATAGCTCACTGGACAGACCTAGGTCGTTCACGGCTTGCACCGCAAACAGGTAAAGCGTGTTGTCCTTCAGTCCTGATAGCTTGTAATAGGTTGCCGCCCCGACCGTCACCTTGTTAGATAACTCGCTCTCCCCAAAATTCAAAACGTAGTGCGATATGTTAGGGCTTATGGAGGCGTCCCATTCCAGTTCAACCTCGGCACCTAGCGCCTTGCTCCCCCCTCCTAACAGAAATAGAATAAGCGTGAATATAATCCACACCAGCAGGGCAAGAGGACCTATCCACCACTTAAACCATTTCATTTCTGGGTCTTGTTGTGACATGAGCAGTAAACAATTGGTTTTGGTTTAATCATCATATAAGCTGTTCCAACGGGACCCGCGACCGCATGATGGAACAGCCTATTCCACTTGCTACGCGCTTCTGTTAGAAAGTCGTAAAACAAGTCATCTGTCATCTTGCGAGTAAGCCCATTTACACAGCCCGCGGCTAGTATCTGGCGAGTAGTGTCATGAACATACGCGGCCAAGGCTTCTTTGTTGCCGGAAGGCGTGCCTATCCAGAACCCGAAGGCATAAGTAGCTGGAGAGCATAGGTCACTTGTTAGGCCGCGCATCATTGTTAGACGGTCGTCTTCCAGTATAGCAAACCGGAAATCAAACTCATCATAGAACTCATGACATCCGCGAAGCCCTTTGCGCAAGTCAACTGTGCAATCTCTATCAAGCTTGGCTCGATAGGAAAAACTTCCGTGCCAGCGGAAGTCAGAAAGAAGTCTTGGGTGTTGGTGAGCTTGCATGACTGTTAGTAGTTAGATTGCCGTGCCCGTGCATTTGACTTTCAATGGCTGAGTTAAACCCACGAAAAACTCAGGTGTAGCGGCACATGCGCCCAAGTTAGATTACTCTAACGACACGGCAAGATGCTTTCGCAACGAAACTAAACTAACAGATAGATTCTAACAGTCAACATGATGAATTGTGTTGGCCCCAGTTGGGTGCGTTTGTCGCATGTTTCAAATTAGCAAAACCATTCACAGCCTAACTTACTCAGACTATAGTCGAAGACAGATTTGTTTTTGTGGTAGCTGTTAGGATACATCGTAACCTTGGTCCCCATGATAAGCCCCGCAATAGCGAAGTGAAGTCTGTTAGTATGGATGCGAACATACTGGCCAGCTTTTGTTAGATAGCTGTAATGATCCTCGACCATTCTAGCAGGGTCTCCGATATTGTTAGGGTGTGACACAAAAGCCCTCGCCTGATAAATGCTCGCCAACCAAGGCTGTGCGATAGGCAAGCGATAGATCCGGAACAAGTATAGCGTCTGGCCGGAACTTGAGACTTTCCTCGTCTCTAACAAAAGCCTTTGTTATCTTGTCACCGTGCTTGTCTGGATGCATCCAAGTCTGCGGCAGCACGATGGTAGGCTTGCCTTTGGCCATCTCGAAAAATGCATCTATCTGCGGAAACTGATACTGCCCGCCGATGTTTCCGCCCCCCGGATAGAAGAACGCCGCAGCATCCGCAGGATTCTTGGTCTCAGTTATCTTATAGTATCGAAATAACTGGCGGGTAGCGGCTTGGATGAGTCGATCCCCCGGATTGCCCGGTATCTCGTCTGATAGATAAACAGTAAGCCCGGAATATGGCTCGAAAATATCCGCGAAAGCAGACTCAGGAATCAACCCCGGCCTATCAATTGCCTCGATGGCTTTCATGCGTGGTTTATCAACACGATTCCACGTATCTGATAGATCACCCATGGTAGTGAAGCACATCTTGCGTGGACGATAAAACGCTTTGCCCGTCCCCATAGTTGACTGTAGCAGCATGCTTTCAAAACAGATAGAACCGCCATTAGGCGCATGCCCGATGTGGTTGTTAGCTGTTAGGGCATAAGCGTTGAGCAGGAACGGTGTTTGCCATATGCTCGGCAGGTAAATCATGGCTTGCGTTCCGAAGAACTTTGGCAGGACTTTGCGAAAGCCGTAGTCTAGCTCATCGCCAAACTGATCCACATCGCCGCCAACCACCACCGCAAGCGCATTGGCTGGGAAAGTGTTAGGTAGCTCTGCTAGATTCTCCGGTATGGCCACAGCGTCATCTTCCAGCACAAGCAGAGGCTCGTTTGTTAGATGCTTGCGTATGCAGTTGAGATGAGACAGCGTGCACCCGCGCATAGCCTTGTCGATAGGCTTGTCAACCCAAGCTGGAACCGCGGCATGCTCGATAACCGCATCCGGGTATATATCTAACAGCTTTGCAATGTTCCTGATTCTATCAGTTCTCTCCGGTCTGTGTATGATTACTACTTTCATGGTATTTTGTTCTCTGTTTGTAACTTGTTTCAACTGGTAGGCTCGACAATCACAGGCTCCTCGACTACGGGGACTTCCGGCAGTGGTTCGTTAGACACATCCGCAATTGGAGGCTCTGGGATCGGTATAGGTATAACAGTTACTATCCCGTTTTCAATAGTAAATTCACGCCCAGCGCCAGTGATGGCTGTGGGAGGCTTGTTTATGCTTGTTAGAAGATCGTTGAAATACAGTGCGCTTTTCTCATGCACCGCGAACAGAGATTCAAACTTGCCCGTGCTAACAAGGGTTTGCAATACGTCTGTTAGCTCGGCATCGGGCAGAGACCACACATAATGATGTGCGGCGTTAAGGGCATCGACTGCGGCATTGACCAATCTGTTAGTTTTGGCGATGCGCTTTTCAATTTCTAACAGGTGCTCCTGCGTGGTTGTGGTAGGTAGTAGTTTCATGCTATTGTTAGATTAGGGTGCTGCTGTGATGTCGGGGAAATACATAGGATCTTTCAAGGTGATGTTACAAACAAACTGATTGGCAGGAGCCGAAAAACCATTGGCACAAGCTTGCACAACAAACTGAGTTCCGCAGCCAGAGCGACCGGGCATATCTGCCGGAACTGATAGAGTCAGCATAGGTGTGGCTGGCCTAACAGGCGTTTGATTGTCTGCTAGATGTTGCGAAGCCCACAGCCTTAGCTGAGATGTGGTAGAGCTATAGTCCATCACGAATTGATACCAGTCGCCCCAATCTGTTATTTCCCCAGTAGGTAACGGCGCAAAGTCTGAATATGTTAGAGCACCAGCCCTCATGCATATAAGCCTAAATTCCAACTTGCCAGTAGTGAGGTTAGGACTTACCTCAAAACCAAAGCCATTGTTGCTTCTGTAGGTCTCGGACAAATTTGAAGTGTAGCTAACAGGAGTTCCAGATACTTGACTAGATATAGTCGCATTCTGAGACATGGTTATGTTCATCCAGTTGCTATTGTTGATACCGGATATGGCTGTGATCGTCGCACCGTTAGGAATGCCATCGCCGTAAACATAGCACCCTACCATGTTAGAGTAACCAATACCTAAGTTGATAGTCCCACCCGCCGTAGCTGCAACAGGATTTCCGTTAGCATCTTTCATGTTAACTATTACGGCAGGATTGCCAGTCACAGAAGCGACATAGGTATTGGCCGGAATGCCTGTGCCTGATATCGTGCTTCCAACAGTTATCGCGGAGTTAGCTGCGGGGATTGTGACATAAGTTTGTCCTTGGACGACCACCGTAGAAGCTATCAGCAAAGGAGATTGCAATTGCACCACGTTGCTGCCAGCAGTTACGCTAGCTGCATCGTAAGTATAAGTGCATGATGGAGTGTATTTTTGAAACGTGTTGATTGCCGTCGAATTACTAGACATCCAAAATCTAACATTACCCTCATAGCTAACAACAAATTGGTGATTAGAGCCGGGTGTGCTGATAGCATTGGCACTGGCGGTGATAGTTGTGCCGTTAACCGCAGTTATGCGAGTCCGCGGCGGAAATGCCGAAGACCATATAGTAGAACCTACCGTAGTAGAATCTACGTTAGACGATGCGGTAAACGTGTTAGACCCGGCGGTTATGTTACTCGATGATCCATTTATATGCCGGTAAAGCATGGTCAGGCCAGCACTAACAGAAAAGGCTGCTGGTATCATCCAGTTTGCGCCAGATCCAGACATGCGAGACATTCCGCTTTCGGTTCCGCCCATAGCGCGGGCGCTATAAGCAATACCTACTTGGGCACTCGGATAACCAGCGGCACCGCTGCTAGATCCGCTTGCTCCCTGTGAACTACCAGATCCGCCATTCAACACCCGAGCTTGCAACGCGCTCCACATAAGTTCTCTGAATAGAGCAGTTCTATTAACTGGAAACAAAGGGTCTGAAACATGCTCTTTTACCAAGGCTTCTTTGGCACCTAAACCAGAAAACGACCCTTGACCGTTAGCTGTTAGTTTGTCAGTGGTTGTTAGAGTTCCGACTACCGCAACGTCATCCGTGAAGGTTTTATCACCTGCTATGTTTTGATCGCCCGTGTTGTAAACTAGGTTTGTAGCAGTGATAGTCGATCCCGCGGAGTCATCTGCTAGGCGAATTTCTATCCCGGCACCATTGCGCTTTATAGCAGGAAATGCAGCGGTAGTTCCACCTAACTGCACACGCCCAAAATCTGTTAGGGGCCAGTTCTGAAGCAACACTACGCCATCTGAAGGCGAAGACACGGCGAGTCTGCTATCTATCAGATATTGCTTATTACCGTTTACTTGGGTGTTGCCTATGTTAACGATACCATTGCAGCGCATGAGACCGTTAACGTCTAACAAAGCGGTTGGCGTAGTGGTTCCTATGCCAACGCGATGAGTGACAGGATCTACATACAAAGTGCTGGCATCAACCGTCAGACTGCTTGTTAGACTAACAGGTTTAGTGAGCGTGATCGAAGCGCCAGCATTCAGGTTTTCCTGCGCGGCGTTGTCTGCTAGGACTTTAGAAGTAATTTTAGTAGTAGGCATAAGTAAAACTGGTTACATCTCAAACATCACAGTTGGACTAAATACCATGTAGCCTTCAGCAGTAACAGAATTAGCTGATGCTGACATGCAAATATAGAATTTGGCTCGGTTAGTAGATACCGCAGCGGTAGGGCCTCCGCTAATAGTTCCTAACAATTGCCCGTTTATATAACCCGATATATTCCCAAGACCGTCGGAAAACAGTCTAACACAAGCAACACGGTTAGAACTAACCCAAGTAGCCAACACCGCTGACGTAGTTTTAACTGTCCCATCACATGTTTGCAAAGTCCACTCTCCGTTACGACATACAAAAGCAAAATAGCGTTCTCCGGTATCAGGTGTCATGGCGGTTAGACCCGCGGGCACAGTGCCAGATATACCAGAAATAACTATACCAAAACTTTGCTTGGTAGTATCGTAAGTGAATGGCACAAATATGTTGCAAGATACCAATATCTTCTTCGAAAAATCAACTCCACCATAACCAAATCCATAAATTGTTCCGATGCTCCACATGGTAGGCCCGTTTGGGTAGGTAGTAACAGACCCAAAATTGTTAGTAGTGGATGCTTGCACCGCAACTCCCATCACTTGACCGTAGTGGACGCCATAAGTTGCGTTTACACTGGTCCAGTTGGTGGTTGCATTATCGAAGTTTACAGTAAGCCACCCCTGCGGAACATACCTAAAGTCGGCTAAAGCTTTAGTAAGGACGCTTCCGGCTTCCGCGAGAGTTTGGTTAGGAACTGTTAGTTGGCCAGCGATAGCTATGTTGGTATCGAGCTTGTTAGAAGTAACACTTCCATCCGCAGGAATCATCTGCGCAACCCGCATCGAGTTAGCAGGTGATATGACAACAGCCTTTGAGCCGTTAGGGACAGGTGACGTAAAAGTGATTTGGCCGTTGTTGACAGTATAATCAGCCACAGGCTCCTGTAGAGCGCCGTCTATGGCCACTAGCAGAGCGGAAGGGTTTGTTAGATTGTCAGCCCCCGCGATTGCAAAGGTTGTTAGAACTCCATTGCCCGCTAGAGTGGTTCTAACAGGATCGGCAGCGGCATTCAGCGAAGCGAGCCATTGCGCTTCTGTTAGAACAGGATCATCGGTAGTGGTATCGACATAGACCTGATAGGCGCTCTTGCCCGCATCGCCTTGATCGCCTTTAGGCCCGATATCGCCTGTTAGACCTTGCTCGCCTTGGTCCCCCTTATCGCCTTTCAAACCTGTTAGACCAATGTCGCCTTTGGGGCCTTGCTCGCCGGTATCGCCTTTCGGCCCGCGAAACAGTTCTAACCATTCTTCAAAAGTTCCTTCAAAGCCGCCATCCTTGCTGGCCTCATAAGCTGAATATAACTCAGCCACGTAGATGCTAACAGGTGCGTCTGCGGCGGGGGTAATACTAACAGAAGCCTCCGGGGCCACATCTATGACAACCGGAGGCTCTGGTGAAACAGTAATGACTACTGGCGTTTCCATATCAGGTGATGGTTTGATCGGTCAACACTGTTAGACCAACTTGAAAGTAAGTGTGTTTGCGGCCTGAGTCGTCTGTCAATTCGACTTGTGCGGTCCAGTCGCCAGCCTCCATTGTTAGATCAATATCGCCAAGGGTAAACACCCAGCCCGCGGCATCGGTGATAGCAGCCCCGCCACCACTAACAGAAAAAGTCATTCCCTCGACACCGCGCTTTTGCCAAGTGACCTTGACATCGGCCAAGTCCCCAAAAGCTGCTAGATCGGGAATGCTGAATTGCTTTGCCGGAAGATAGTCGTTGGCTACTATCGGCCTAACAAAATTATACTTAGGAAGGGTCTTGGCCATAATTTGAATTTTGTTTCAATTCGTCCTGCTTTTGGTGGATCTTGCTAGCTATTCTATCAGGAATAGGGTTCATAAGCTGGCAAGGGCGTTGCTTTAGTTGGGTTGTTAGATCTGCTATGGCCTGCTTGGTCTCAATGTTAACTTCTAACGATTTGACCAAGAACTCGCGCATGGTTTCTGCATGAGCTTCGGAAGTTGCCAGCGCCTCTTTGTGTCTAACATCTCTAGCAGCTTCCTGCTCGGCCCGAATGTTATCCTCTTTAAGCTCTCTTCGCAGGGCCTCTTTCTTAGCCTCTCGCTCTGACATGAGTTTGTTAGTCCATAGAACTATAACAGCCACGACAGCCGCGAAGGCGACTCCGTGCGGGCCTGTTAGTTTACCCCAGTCTTCATCGGATAGAACGCTTGCGACATAGCAAAAGTAGTTCCACCCAAGCAGACCTAACAGAATGGCTCCTTCTAACAGATACATGGCTCCAACAAGTAAGGGTTCGAATCGGTGTGGCATAGCTGCTAGATGTTAGGCATCCAAAGCAAGAAGCGGAATCTTCTTCCAGTTAGATTGATCAGAAACCGTGGCTTTACCTACGCACAGATACAGGAAGTTTTCATCGTATAGTGCCTGCGGTGGATCATTGCAAACAGTTCCATCGACACCACCAAACATATATCCGTTATCCGTGTAAGTGAACAGATAGTTGTAGCTGTTAGCTTCATCCATAATAATTGGCTCTAACAAACCAGCTAAAGCTGGCTCAGACGAGGCAATAGCGTTCTTTACATCCGTAAAAGTTGACGTAGGGAGAAGACCCAACCCGCCCACGTTATCGTAGGTATAAGCGGTTTTGATAGACAACAAACCCTTGAACGACCCAGACGGCGGTTGATACTCAACAGATATGTCTGGACGCTCTTCCGGCTCCGGGTAGTTAACTTGGATCGTGAATCCATTCATATGCTCGCCGGGAGTGCAAGCATAAACACCAATCTGTGCACCATGCAAGGGCACTTCGGCTTTTACCGCGACTACAGGATAGCCGTAGGCTAGATGAGACAATAGTGATTCAGGGCAGCGCATTTGTGTGCTCATAATAGCGGTTTGTTAGCTGTTAGGGACGGGTATAGGCGAGAAGCACCATATCGGCACCCGCAAGAGTCTTGGTGTTTTGCGTAGTGCTCAAACAGATATACAATCCGTTAGAAAGAGGCAGCGGAACTTCTGATAGAACGTATTGCTCGCCAGCCGCAATCTTGAAAGACATGAGAGGAACCGCGCCATCGGCAGGCACAGTCTTGCTATCATGCACTTGAATGAATCGTGTTGCGGCGTTTGCATTGGTAGCAATAAACCCCGCCAGCACGCAGGGCACATCTCTAACAATCGCGCCAGCAATCGCAGCGTCGCTTGTATATTGCGCGGTTGGCCTAACAGCCAAGCCGTGCCAGTCAATTCCGATAGTTTTTGTCGTTGCCATGCATAATTTCTAACAGGGCAACGCTGCCCTGTCAAAAGCATGCATAGGGCGGGACGTTATCGGAGACCTTCACGCTGCCACTCCACAAACAAACTGTTAGTATCCTCTTCGACCGTGATAATGCACCTGTAGAAAGGCGGCTCTTCGGTCTTGGATACTTCGTCAAACTCCTCACAGTATGCGGTATATTCTATGCCGTCTATATCGTATCGACACTCTGCCCTCACAATTAGCATACCTGTTAGAGTCGCGGCAACTCTGCGCCAATTGCTATCTATCAGATCCCTAGATACACGGAACCTTCCCATGCGGTGGGTATTGCTTGAACTAACTGGATAAGACGACCGTTCTTCAAGGCGTATGGGCCTGCCCTCATCAAAGTAAGCAACAGCTACCAATTCACCACGGTCATTGCGTAATTCTCTAGTTGGCATATCTAACGGTGTTTCAAGGTTAATGGTTGGTCTGCGGTATCCCTCGGCTATGCGCTGTATAATCTCTGCCCGCGACAAATTTCTATCGGCAAATATAATTTCAGCACTATTAAGACTAACACGGCAATAGGTGAAATCTTGCACCCCATCATACGGGTCATACATATCGGCACTAACTGGGTAGTCACTGGACATAAGCCTTGGTGGAGTCAGTATAGGAACAGTGATATAGAGTGGCGAAGTGTCGCACTCCCTACGCTGTCCATCTAACGGCCCGCCCACGAACAAGGCCAAACCTCGTTTGTTAGTGTTCATGATTATCTTCTAACAAGGATTTGGAACTTTGGCCGCCGCGCCGCTTGTCTAACAGGTCGCGGTTGTTAGCTACTTCCAAGCCTAACACAAAGCCCACGGTCTGCTCTTCTAACAGGTGACATGACAGGATGTGGCCGTGCTTTAGCTTACGCTTCACATACACCCTGATAAAATCATCGCTGCGCACGCGCATCCGCACTCTAACAGCGTCAGGAGGTAAACCTAACACCCGCGGAACATCACGCACACCGAAGACGTATTTTCCTTTGCCGTGTTGAATAGCCATATCAATCTACGGGTAAGGGTTTGTGCGGATAGATTTCCCACGCCGGACGTAAGAAAAACTTAACACCCATCTTGGCGTAACGTCTAACAAGTCGCGCCCGCTTTCGCTTATTGCGTATTGCTAGAACCTGCGGATGAAGTTTGATAGATTCCTCGCGTTGAGTCAGAACAAAATCGCACGGTGCGAATTGCTGAGGGTTGCTGCCGTAATATATTTTTGGTTTCATATCACTTTGCCTTCCTAACAATGCGACGGATCACCCGCCGCGGCTTATTCAACTGTTTGTCACATGTTTCAAAATGTGCAAACGCCTTACCCTTTTCTGCTGCTAGATAAGTCCAACCGAATATACCCCACTGTGATGCGGATGGATACGCCTCTTTAGCGGGTATGAATCTACCACCTAGGAAACACGCGGCTCTGTTTTGTATAATGACCACATCGTAATCCCTTAACACTCCCCCGCGATATAGGCCATAAATAGCAACCATGCCCCGCCGATCTATCTGGCGATACTCGTTGCCGTGCTTACAAAAGATCTTTGGTAGTTTCATCGTCTAACAATTCTACGGGGTTGTTGCCTAACAATAACACGCCGCTTGGGCACACCAACAGCATTAGGGAATCGGGACTTACGCCACTCCTTGGCGCTTTTATTGTCCTTCACGTTATCGACTAACAGCTTGCACTCATCCCCGTCGTAATGGACTAACAGCAATAGCTCAAAGTCTCTCACTAGCGGTAGCTTGGCATGCCGCGAGGGTGATACGGGGGAGGATACCATAGTCTCCATGATAAGGTTGCTGTTAGGCTTCCCATACACAAAATGCACCCACCCCGAGGTAATCAGGTCGTCTGGTTGTTTTCTAACAATGCGCCTCATAAGACAAATTTGAAAATAAGTTGAGAAACTTACCGGATACGGAACACTAACAGAGTCACACAGGGCTTGTCCCATATGGGAGAACCATCCCCTTTGCATAGGATACCCCACGCCCGCCGCACTACCTGATAGTCACCTTGCCCCGTTGATAGAGTCTCCCCCACCGCGGGCACCGCGCACCATTCGGCTCTTGCTAGACTATACTGGCCATCCCGCCGCTCTTCCATTATATCGACTGTAATCATGATTTTAGTTCTTTTGCGCCCGCATCTGGGCTTGTTGCGTTCAGCCGAGATGGATTGACGGGATCAACAGCCAGTCCACGAAGCTGTCATTGGGGGTCCAGCCGTCGCGAGCGTTTGAGTGCCACCACGACCCGCCGGAAGAATCGTCGTAGTATCGGCTCCCCACGCTGCCGTCGAGATTGTGGACGTAATACCACCCCGGCATCGGCGGCGTGGAGTTCTTCGATTTCCAGATGTTGCGATTCGGTTTCGTATTCATGGTGATTTAGGCAACGCTGAACAAGTCGTGGATGGCAACGGCGGTTCAGATTTCTGTTTGATTCGTAGTCTTTTCACGCCGTGCCATCACATCGGCGTTCTCCGGAAGAAGGACTGCATCGAACAACACTCGGCCATCTGGGTGCTGATAGCAGACCACGCGGGCGTCAGTAATGTCATCTCGCAGTATCACCTGCTTGGATTCGGCGCGTAATATCTCGGCGGCTTTCTCGTTGAGGACGGATCGCGTGAGAATGTCGAGGTCAAACACTGGTCGCGGAGAACAAGCCACCGCATCCGATGGACGTTTCGCTTCGCTTTCGCAGTATGGGCATGATGTTCTCACTTCGGCCTGCCAGCCATGTCTCTTGCATCGGTTCATGATTTTGCTATCTCAGTTGAGCCTGCGGATGGGATGTTTGCGTTCTACCTAAGACATGATACCGACGATTAAAGCGCCGACGATGATTGATCCAGCGATCTTCCAACCCGACTCAATAACCGCTTTGGCTACCTCGTCAGTGTATTTTGCGG